CTGAAACCTTCTCTCCCTGAGACGCAGATCACACGACCTTTGTCGCCTTTTCAAAAGCCATGACAGCCGACACAAAGCCGATCAAAGCCAAGAAAAAACCCGCAAATCGGGGGCTAACAAAAAAGCCCATATTAGGCTCAACAAAACCAAGAATTCAGACACCGCCGCTTAAAACTAAGTCTCGAATCGCTGAGGTGGCTGAGTTAGCAGAGAAAATTGAAATGCCGTTGCTACCTTGGCAGCATTACGTACTTGAAGATATGTTGAGCGTGAATTCTGAGAATCAATTCATAAGAAAGAGCAATTTATTGCTATGTGCACGTCAAGTAGGTAAAACCCACCTTGCTCGTATGCGTATTTTGGCTGGTCTCTTTCTATTTGAGGAAAAGAACATTATTGCAATGTCCTCTAACCGAAACATGGCATTAGATACATTTAGACAAGTTGCTAACACTATTGAGGACAATGACTTTCTAAAAGCGCAGGTAAGGAGTATTAGATACGCTAACGGGCAAGAATCTATAACATTGCTTAACGGTGCAAGATATGAGATCGTTGCTGCAACAAGAGATGGCTCACGCGGTAAGACCGCAGATTTCCTTTACATTGACGAATTACGAGAAATTAGCGAAGAAGCATTTAAAGCGGCTGTGCCAACGACAAGAGCAAGACCTAACTCTCAAACATTATTTACTTCAAATGCTGGTGATGCCTTTAGTACGGTATTAAATGATTTAAGAGAAAGGGCTATGGATTATCCATCTAAGACTTTTGGGTTTTGGGAGTATTCAGCACCTTTGGCTGCAAGGCAAGATATTAGGAATCGTAAATTTTGGGCAATGGCTAACCCTGCACTTGGTTATACCGTAACTGAGGAAGCAATCGAAGAATCAATAGCCACTAACTCGATTGAAGCCACATTAACTGAAACATTATGTATGTGGATTGACTCTCAGGTCTCACCATGGACATTTGGCTCGATAGAGGCATGTTCTGTATCTGATTTGGTATTACCAGTAGGTGCAATGACTGTAATGGCATTTGACGTAAGTCCAAGCAAAAGAACTGGTGCATTGGTCGCAGGTCAGATCGTTGACGGCAAAATTGCAGTCGGTGTAATGGAAACCTTTAGTAGCGAAGTTGCTATTGATGAGGTCAAAATGGCTAGTTCAATTCATGATTGGGCTATGAAGTATCGTCCAGTTCAAATTGCTTACGATAAGTACGCAACCGCCTCTATTGCGCAAAAATTAGAGCAATCAGGTCATAAACTTATAGATATATCAGGACAAGCCTTTTATCAGGCTTGCGGGGAACTTGCAGACTCGTTATCAAACCTTAGGTTAATACATAGCGGTCAACCTGAGTGGATAAGTTCAATGAATAACTGCGCTGCTAAGACAAACGACGCAGGATGGAGAATCATAAGAAGAAAATCTGCTGGAGACGTAACCGCTGCGATTTCAACTGCAATGATTGTCCACATGTTGAGCAAACCCATCTCAATACCTAAGATATTCGTTTAAATTGGTGATATAATTCTCTAATGGGATTTTTCCGCGATTTAGTAGGATTACCACCTAAACCTCAAATTACTGCGCAACTTGCGCCACCTGTCGTAACTGACCCTTTTACTTACTATTCTCAATTTACACCGTTTCAATCTGTAAGTAGAGATGAAGCAATTTCCGTACCAGCAGTTATGCGCTGTCGTAACTTAATCGCCACAACAATCGGCACTATGCAACTCAGCACTTATTCAAAGGCAACAAAAGAAGAATTACCTAACTTGCCTTGGGTAAATCAATTATCTAAGTCAGCACCTAACTCAGTTATCGTCACCGCCTTGGTTGACTCATTACTATTTTATGGATCTGCATATTTAGAAGTAACCGAAGTTTATCAAGACGACAATCGTCCAGCAAGATTTGATTTTGTTAATAACACTAGAGTTCAAGTTCAATTAAATAAAAATAACACTTTTGTTGATTTCTATACAGTAGATGGCGTTGAGAGACCTATGAGTGGAGTTGGCTCGCTCGTCACCTTCCAATCACCTATTGACGGTATTCTTCATGCAGGTTCAAGAATTTTAAGAGCAGCCATTGATTTGGAAAAAGCAGCGGCAAATGCAGCAGCAACCCCAGTTCCTTCAGGTATATTAAAAAATAATGGCGCAGACCTTGGCGAGAAAGAAGTTGCTGGATTACTAGCGGCTTGGCGTCGTTCTCGCGCTGAAAGAGCAACTGCGTATTTAACTTCTTCTTTAGAATATCAAGCAACTTCGTTTTCACCTAAAGATATGATGTATAACGAGGCTCAACAATATATGGCAACACAAATTGCAAGACTTTGCAATGTGCCAGCATATTACATAAGTGCAGACATGAACAACAGTATGACTTATGCCAACGTTCAAGATGAACGTCGTCAATTTGTTGCACTATCCCTGCAACCTTATGTAAGCGCGGTTGAGAATCGTCTTAGTATGGATGATCTGTCAACGAGCACACAATTTATCGCGTTCGACATGGACTCAGGATTTTTAAGAGCAAATCCATTAGAGCGTTTAAATGTAATTGAAAAAATGTTAAGTCTCGGTTTAATAACCGTAGAACAAGCGAGAGAAATGGAAGAACTAAGCCCAAATGGAAATAATTAACTTTAGTGCAGATTTAGAGGCTTCAGAGTCTCGTCGTATTATTGCTGGCAAGATAGTGCCATTTGAAAACGAAATTGGCAATACTTCAGTTGGCAAAGTTATATTTGAAAAAGGTTCAATCCAAATTGATGAACCATCAAAAGTTAAGTTGTTACTTGAGCATGACCCTAAGTCTCCAATAGGTCGCATGAAGAAAGTTGACGAAGATGACTCAGGTATTTATGCAGAGTTTAAAGTTTCTAATACAACTAAAGGAACAGATAGCCTAATTGAGGCAAGCGAAAATTTAAGATCAGGTTTAAGCGTTGGTGTTGAAGTTTTGAAAGGCAAAAACACTAACGGCATTTACAGAGTTAGTGCAGCGAGACTCATGGAAGTCAGCCTTGTTCAGGCTGCCGCTTTTTCGAGTGCCGCTGTCACTTCAGTCGCTGCGTCAAGCGCAGAGGCAGAATCAACCGAAACCAAAACAGAAAAAGAGGAAATTGTGGAAAACACAACACCTGAAACACCTGTTGCGTCAGAGGTAGTAGAGACCCCAGCGGTTGAAGCCTCACGCCCAACAGTAACAGCAGCAATTTACACAAAGCCACGTCTTGAGTTCACAAAGGAAAAATTCCTAGAGAACACACTTCGCGCACAATATCTAAATGACGAGGATGCTCGTTCATATATCCGCGCAGCAGCAGACACAACTGACAACGCAGGTTTAATTCCTACTCGTCAACTAACTGAGGTTATCAACCCTCTTTCAAATGCTGACAGACCGTTTATCGACTCAATTTCAACAGCAGCACTACCTGACGCAGGTATGACTTTTGAAATTCCAAAACTTACTCAAGTACCAACTGTTGCATTAACAGCAGAAGGCGCAGCACCATCTGAGCAAGATCAAAACATTTCCTTCTTGTCAGTAAATGTTGGCAAATATGCGGGGCAACAAACATTTAGTGTTGAATTGCTTGATAGATCAAGTCCTGCGTTCTTCTCTGAACTTGTAAGGCAGATGGAATTTTCCTATGCTAAAGCAACTGACACAGCAGTTGGTTCTGCAATTATTACTGGCGGAACAGACGGCGGAAATCGCACAATGTCAGCAGCAAATATCCAAGACTTTATTTCAGATGCAGCAGTTTCTATTTACTCAGGAACACTCGGCTTTGCTGAGAACATTGTTGTTTCACCTGAGCAATGGGGTGCTTTAATGGGATTAGTTGACGGTTCAAACCGTGCTGTATTCGTACAGACAATTAACCCTCAGAACGCTTCAGGAAATCTAACCCCAACAAATGTTCGCGGTAACATTGGTGGTTTGAACTTACGCGTTTCACGTTCATTATCAGGAACTGGCGATAACTCAATTATCGTTTTAAATCCATCTTCATACACATGGTATGAATCAAGCAAGTACCGCCTAGAGACCAACTTGATTTCAACAGGACAAATTCAGGTTGCTTACTATGGCTACGGCGCAATCGCAACTAAGGTTGCTGCTGGTGCTTACAAGTGGATGGTTGCATAAACTTTCCTAAATAGGAATCACCTGTAAAGGGGCGATGGAAGCCTTCGCCCCTTTACTTTAAGAAAGGATAATAATTTGGCGGCTACATACGTCACTAAAGCAGAACTTCGCACACTACTTGGAATAGGTAGTTTATATTCTGACTCAGTAGTGGAAGAAGTGGCTCAGGCTGCCGAAAACATTGTCAAAGGCTATCTATGGTTTAATGACTACAATGTAATTGCAAAAGAGTGCACAACTACTTTAGGAACTTTATATACAGATACTGTTCATGCTATGAAAGTTGGCGACGTAGTAACGGTTGAAAATGTCGCTGCGCACTATAACGGTGGAAACAAAACAATTACTGAAGTAACAGATTATTCTATTTCTTATGTTATCAGTCACGTATCAACAGAATTAAAACATTTAGTTAGACCTTATGGAACAATATCTGCGGTAACAAATGTCGATTACGCAACAATACCTGAGGTTCGTCAAGCGAGCGCAATGCTGGCGGTTGACATTTGGCAAGCAAGACAAGCATCAAACGCAGGTGGGATTTCTCCCGATTTTCAGCCTTCGCCTTATCGCATGGGGAACACCGTCCTCGCAAGGCTCAGAGGATTATTAGCAAATCATCTATCACCTAATGGCTTGGTTGGCTGATGACGGTTGCCGTTACAACTCTCAGGTCAACCCTTGCGACAGCGTTAGAGAACGCTGGGGTGTGGCAGGTTTTTGCCTTTCCACCTGCTACACCCATTGCAAATTCAGTAATTGTGCAACCTGATGACCCATACATTGAGCCATCAAACAACGTTTATACTGTTGCACCTAAAGCAAATTTTAAAATCGTAATGATCGTGCCCATGTTAGATAATCAAGGCAATCTAATTGGCATTGAAGATATGGCTGTTGGTGTATTCAATAAGTTAGCGGCATCAACTACTTTAAGCGTTATTGTCAATAATATCTCAGCACCAACAGTTTTATCAGGTGTTGCTGGCGAAATGTTGACAAGTGACATGTCCGTCTCAATCATGACAAGTTGGAGTTAAACAATGAGTGAAATTATAGACGTTCCTTCAGAGGACAAGGCTTGGCTTGAAAAAGTCGGGCAAGTAACAAAATCAGATAAGCCAAAACCAGTCTCAAAGAAAGATGAGGAATAACCAATGGCTGTATTTCTAAATAACAAGGTCGGCGTAAAGGTTAATTCCGTTGACCTTTCAGACCATGTGACCGCCGTCACATTGAACCGTTCATTTGATGAACTTGAGGTTACCGCAATGGGTGACACAGGTCACAAATTCGTAAAGGGCTTGGAAGCATCAAGCGTAACAATCTCTTTCCTAAATGACACCGCAACTAGCAAGGTATTACAGACTTTGCAAAGCGCATGGGGAACTTCAGTAACCTGCGTTTTATTGCAAGAGTCTGCAACTGCTGTAAGCGCAACAAACCCTCTTTACACATTTACTGCATTAGTAAATAACACCACCGACATTAACGGTGCTGTTGGAGATTTAGGTACTCAGGATGTAACATGGACTATCAACGGTGCAGTTACCGTTGCTACAACAGGTACTTTCTAAGGGGTATAAATGATTAAGTTAAGAGTGTCCAAGGCTTCAGGGGAAGTTGCAGAGTATGAAATTTCCCCTGCACTCGAATACGCTTTCGAGCAGAATTTTAAAACTGGATTTCATAAGAGATTTAGAGATGAAGAAAGACAGTCAGACGTCTATTGGCTTTCATGGGAAGCCGAACGTCGGGCTGGTGTAACAGTTGCACCATTTGGAGAAAAGTATCTTGAAACTCTATCTAAGGTAGAGATTATGGATGCCAACTCCCCAAATGGGTAACGCGGTATGACCTTACGTATTTAATTGCACAACTAGCAGTTGAGACTGGCATACCGCACTCAGAGTTTATTAACATGGATAGGTCAATGTTTTTAGCAACGTTGGCTTATATGAAAGATAGATCAAAAAGGGTGGAAAATGCCAGTAGAGGTAAAAGGTATCGTTGAGGTTCAAAAAGCCTTAAAGAAGTTCGCGCCTGACCTTTACAAAGAGATGAACAAAGAGATACGCGCTGCAATGCGTGTAGTTGTTGAAGACGCTAAAGGTAAAGTTCCTAACGAAATCCTAGGTCTAAGCGGATGGCAAGATCAAGGAAAAGAAGTTGTTTCTAGAACTGCTGGCAAAACTAGAGGATTCCCAAAATACAATCCTGACGTAATTAGAAAAGGTTTAACTTATTCTATTGGACGTTCTCGTGTTAATCGTTCAGGATTTGTTAACACTTATAGACTTTTAAACCGTTCTGCCGCAGGTGCTATCTATGAGACCGCAGGTCGTAAAAACCCTGATGGTCGTGCACCTGTTCAAAGTACGATTTATCAAAATACACCAACTCAGGGTACTGAAGGTTATTACTTTTACAAAGGCAAGAAAATTGCAAGAGCGACTAGAAACTACAATAGCAATAACCCTTTTGCTGGTTATCATTTTGTTAACTCTATCGATCAAGAGGCACAACTAGAAAGCATAGGTAGAGGACGTAAGAATAAAGGACGCTTACTTTATGCGGCATTTGCTAGAGATCAAGGCAAAGTAACAAAGGCGACTTTTAAGGCTATTGATAAAGCAATTTTTACATTTAACTCAAGCATCAAACGAAAGATTGGACTAGCAGCATGAGTGCTACCGGCATTGAAATTCCTATTGTTAGTACCTATGTTGATAAAGGGGCTAAGGCTGCTAGCAAATCATTAGGTACATTAACTAAAGGTGCTAAAGCCCTTGGCTTGGCTTTTGGTGCATTTGCAACAATAAGATTTAGCAAGAACGCAGTTAAGGCATTTGCTGAGGATGAGAAGGCAGCAGGTCAGTTAAGTAAGACATTACAGAACTTAGGTCAATCTTATGCAGTTTTAAGCACGGCTGGATTTATACAGAACTTACAAAATCAGACTGGCATTCTAGACGATCAACTTAGACCGGCGTTTACTCAATTAGTTAACTCAACTTTAGATGCGAAAAAATCTCAAGAACTATTAAGTGTTGCGTTAGACGTAAGTGCAGGAACTGGACGTGATCTTGCAAGTGTGACTGCCGCATTAAGCAAGGCTGCGCTGGGAGAAAATGAAGCCATTGGAAAACTTCAAGTTGGTTTAACTAAGGCTGAATTAAAGACTATGGATTTGGATAAGGTAACAACTTATTTAGCCAAGAAGTTCAACGGTCAGGCAGCGTTAGCAGCAGACTCCTTTGCCGGCAAGATGGCAATTCTTACCGCAAAGGCTGAGGATGCTAAAGAAACTATTGGCGGTGCTTTAGTTCAAGCCCTTGATTCTGCATTTGGAGACCCTGATAAATACGGCAGCAGCATTGACAACATTAGCAATAAATTGGCTGGACTTATTAACAATGTTTCTAGATTTATTAAAGTCACTAGAACTGGATTACAGAATTTAACTACACCGTCTGACTCACCTATTCTTCAATATAAAATGAACTTTGATAAGCCATTTGACCCTATGGCTATGAAGTTTGATTACACTCAGTTACAAAAGGAAGAAAAGGCATTACAGAAGGAAGCCGCTAAGCAACTTAGAGCAAGGCAACAGGCTATTGCTAAAGAGAAGGCTTTAGTTGCTGCTCAAAAGAAACTAGAGGCTGATCGCAAAAAACTAGAACAAATATCTAGCATATTTGATTTAGAACAAATACAGATTTATGCTGCACTTCAAAACAAGATTACAGATCAAGAAAAATTAAGACTATCATTGCAGTTGGCTTTGATTCAAGAGAACGCTACTGAGGCAGCCAAGTTAGCAAATGAGTTAATTAAGTCTCAATTACAAACTACTAACCTTGCTGAGGCTATTGCTAAACTGCCTAAGGCTTTGTATCCATTTGAGGGCTGGTCTAAAGACATTGACATGCTGATTGCTCAAATTGAATTACTACGCAAATTGTTAGCGTCAATGGGTGCTGCTCAAAATGTCAGTTCAAGGACTGAGGCTATCGCTGCGCCATTTACTAAAAACGGTGTTATGTTCGCAGATATTAACCCTCAGCAACAAATGACAGCCAAGCAACTTGAGGCTTTACAAAGCAAGCCAGCAACAATAGCCCAATCTGAGGCAATCATGGCATCAATGTCATATAGATTACAGGCTCAGGCTGAGGCTTATTACATGAGCCAAGGGCTAGACCGAAACGGTCAAGTGATAAACGTAACTGTTAACGGTGCAACTCAAGGCTTACTTGATGAATTGCGTAATGGCTTAATTAATCAATCCGCCTCAGGCTCGTTCTCATCCATCAACCCATTTAGATAACATGACGCTGCCAGTACTTAATATAAGCCTCAACTTTAGTTCAGGTGCGACCTTTGGTAACCCTTTTACCATTGGAGACCCAGTTAACGGCGTCTTAGGTGTTGGCATTTTGTCAGATCAAACTGCACCTTCTTTAGTTATAGATTTAACCGACGTTACTAGATCAATTAAGATAAATCGTGGTCGAAACATAGGACGTGATATTTACGAGGCTGGCACTTGCACAATAAGAATTTACGACCAAGACGGTAGGTTCAATCCTCAAAATACAAGTTCTGATCTTTACGGTTATTTAACACCATTAAGAAAACTTAGAATATCTGCTGAGTACAATGGTTTAGATTATTACCTATTTAGCGGTTATACGACTGATTATGTTTATACATACGATCAAGCAGAAAATGTATCTTATGTAGATATAAACGCTGCTGATGCTTTTAGATTATTTGCTATGGCTACTGTTGGCACAATTACAGGACAGGCAGCAGGACAAGATACTGGTACTAGAATAGCCAAGATATTAGATACAGTTGATTTCCCTAACTCTATGCGCAGCCTAGATACTGGCAACTCTTTGACTCAGGCTGACCCTGCTACTGCTAGAACTGCCCTTGCAGCCTTGCAAAATGTTGAAACCTCAGAGCAAGGTGCTTTTTATATATCACCTGAAGGCAACGCCATATTTAAGAACAGATCAAATACAATTAGTTCAGCAGGTGGCACACCTATTGCCTTCAATCAAACAGGCGGTATTCCATATAAGAATTTAATCTTTGCTTTTGATGATAAGTTAATTGTCAATAACTGCTCAGTTACTAGGGTTGGTGGTACTACTCAGACCAATATCGATTTGGATTCGGTGGCAACCTATTTTCCTCACTCAGTATCTTTTAGCGATCTAGTGGTTGAGACAGATGCTGAGGCAGCCAATATAGCCGCTATATATGTGGCTACACGAAGCACAACCACTATCCGCATTGATCGTATGACTGTTGACCTTTATGACTCTTTAGTGCCTAACGACACCATGCTTGACCTTGACTACTTTGACAATGTTCTTATTTCCAATATACAGCCTGATTCTTCAGTTATTACTAAGAACTTACAGATTCAAGGCGTTTCTTGGGATATAACCCCTAACTCATGGATGGGCACTTTTACCACGCTTGAACCTATAACTGATGGTTTCATAATCGGGAACTCAACCTATGGGGTATTGGGCGAGGATATTCTCGCATACTGAGATATAATTAGACACTTAAAGGAGAAAACACAATGGCAACAGGATTTCCAGCAAGCACCGGTGACGTGCTATCAGCAGCAATGTTCAACGGCTTAACTTCATTTACAATAGGTACAGCACAAACAGCAGATTACACCCCAGTATTAAACGATCAATACCAAGCCTTAGTAGTAATGAACAAGGCTACTGCGGTCAACTTTACTATTCCAACCAACGCTTCAGTTGCATACCCAGTAGGAACAGCAATTACCGTTCTTAATATCGGCGCAGGTACTTGCACAATTAAAGCGGTTACTTCAGGCACTACAACTGTTTTAAGTGCAGGCGCTGTTGCTGCTCAACCAACATTGGCGCAATATAGATCAGCAGTTTGTATTAAAACTGACACAGACACTTGGTATGTCATAGGTGGTATTGCATAATGATTGGTAATTTAGTAACAAGTGTTTTATATCCAATTCCAACTATACCTTTTGATGGCACAGTTGAGTATTTAGTCATTGCTGGCGGTGGGTCAGGTGGTGGTGGTCAAGGTGGCGTGGGCGGCGGTGGTGGTGGTGCTGGTGGATATAAAACTGCAACATTAACAGGTTTAACGGCATCAACAAATTACACAGTTACAGTAGGTGCTGGTGGTGCTGGACAAGCAACAAATGATACAAACGGAAATAATGGTAACGATTCAGTATTTTCAACTATTACATCTACAAAAGGTGGATATGGTAATAAATATAGTTCAGGAACGGCTGGCTCAGGTGGTTCTGGTGGTGGTGCTGGTGCGGATTCTGGTTCTAATGCTGGTACTGGAACTGCTGGACAAGGAAATAACGGCGGTGGACCTAGCAGGGCTGATGCACAACCTTATCGGGGTGGTGGCGGCGGTGGTGCAAGTGCGGCAGGGGCAACTGGAACTGCATCAGGAAATGGTGGCGCAGGTACAGCATCATCAATAACTGGTTCATCTATTACTAGAGCAGGTGGCGGCGGTGGCGGTGGTAATTTAGCAGGTGGTGCTGGTGGTACTGGCGGCGGTGGTAATGGTTCAACTGGTGGTGGTGGTGCAGCAGGGTCAGGTACAATCAATACTGGCGGTGGCGGTGGCGGAACTTGCGGTAGTGTAACTTCAGGCGCAGGTGGTAGTGGTGTAGTAATTCTTAAATATACAAATGGGACAATTACTATTGGTGCAGGTTTAACTGGTTCAACAACTAATTCAGGTGGTTTTAAGATAACTACAATTACAGCAGGCACTGGAAATGTGAGTTGGGTATAATGGCACATTACGCATTCTTAGATGAAAATAATATAGTTACTGAAGTTATTACGGGTATTGATGAAACTGAATTGATTGAAGGTTTAGATACAGAAACTTGGTATGGAAATTTTAGGGGACAAGTTTGTAAAAGAACTTCCTATAATGGCAAAATAAGAAAAAATTATGCTGCTATTGGTTATATTTATGATATAGAGCGTGATGCATTTATATCACCCAAACCAGATAACGCTATTGGTTTTAATGAAGATACTTGCCAATGGATTATGCCAGAGATTGAGATTGAAATTGAAACCTTGGCTATCTAAAGCGGCTGAGCAATTTAGGTCTCAGGTTAATGCATCCTTCGCAAATCGTTCTAAGCGTTCTGATGGATGGATTTCTGATTTGCGTCATCAATCACGAAAGAGTGAACATAACCCCAATGAGCGAGGGGAAGTATGCGCACTCGACATTGACGCTGGCTTATCTGAAGAACAAGGAATTAGTATCTATTTGGCAGATCAAGTACGACTTGCGGCAAAACAAGGTGATCGACGCTTTCTTTATGTAATACATATGGGCAAGATTGCTAGTGCAAAATCTTTTTGGCGTTGGGTCAAATACCGTGGGTTGAATCCCCACAATAAACATATACATATAAGTTTTAAACCAAATCAAAATGGGAAACCTTTCAATATCCCATTACTAGGGGGAACAGATGAAACTATCAAACAAGCATAAAGCAGCAATTAAATCTTATTTAAGAGCAGTTGCCGCTTCGGGTATAACAGTTGCGTTGGCTATTGTCGCTGACATACACCCTGCCTATGCAACTTTACTCGGCGCAGTAATCGCCCCTATCGCAAAAGCCATAGACCCATCTTCAGGTACTGAAGTTGACTACGGTGTCAATGCTAAATAATGGATGCTGCAAGTTGGGCTGGCTTAGCAGCCGCCGTCTCCGCCGTATTAACAAGTTTCTTTCTCGGCTTACGCTACCTAATCAAAGGTTGGTTGTGGACTCTTACGCCGAATTCAGGAAGTAGTCTTGCAGATCGTTTAGCAAGAATCGAAACACGCCAAGAAGAACTACTGAGGATTGTCACCGAACGAAGGTAACATTTATTTATGGCTCAAAAGAAAAAACGCAAAGTTACAAAGCGTAAAGGTAAGTATCAACACGATCAAGTTATGACTCGTTTAGATGCTTACGCTATTTCTATGCGTGAGTATTACTTGAGCCTACGCAGAGCAGGTTTTCCAGTAGATCAAGCACTTGGCATGTTGGATAGAAATTCTTTTCCTGATTGGTTAATTCCAACTGCACCTGATTTTGACCCTGTAAATCCTGAACATAACCCACATGAGGATGACGAGGACTAAGTGAAGAAAATCGCATTTATCAGCGATATCCAAGTTCCATTTTTTGATGAAAAGGCAGTCAAGACAGTAGGGAAGTTTTTAGCAAAATGGAGACCCCACCGCACTATACAAATTGGTGATGAAATAGACCTTCCCCAATTAGGCGGTTTTAACGCTGGCACTATTGACGAGATGGTCGGCAACATAAATGATGATAGAAAACTAACCCAAGAGGTATTAACCTACTTGGGAGTAACGGACGTGTTAGGCAGCAATCATGGAATCAGACTTTATAGATCAATCAAAAAAAGACTCCCTTCCTTCCTCAATTTACCAGAAATGCAGTATGAGCGTTTTATGGGATATGATAAATTGCAAATCAAATTCCACCCTTTCGGGCTTGACTGGGCACACGGCTGGACAGCAGTTCACGGAGACGCTTTCCCTCTTAGTCAAGTACCATCACAAACGGCCTTAAATGGGGCTAGAAGGCTTGGAAAGAGCGTAGTTTGTGGGCATACCCATAGACTAGGGGTTTCGGCCTTTACAGAGGCTTCTAGAGGCCAATTAGGGCGTACTGTATGGGGCGTTGAGGTTGGCAATTTAGTAGATTTAAGTTCTTCAGGCATGGCTTATACCCGAGGCTATGCTAACTGGCAGACAGGCTTTGCCGTTGCCTACGTTCAAGATCGTAAAGTGCAGGTCATAACCGTGCCTATAAATCAAGACGGTTCATTTATATTTGAGGGTAAACTGTATAGTTGAGCCTTAGGGTTCGTTATCAAATCGTTATATAACACGCCGACATTTTAGTTGTCGGCTTATTTGACATGTGTCATCCTTCTCTTATCCAAGTAACGGACTTGGTGTAACGGAAGGTACAAAATGAAACAAGCAATAGGCATCAAAGATATTAGAGATTTGATTTCAGAACTTGATTTAAATATAACAGCACAAAGATCAGGTTCAGGCGAAATTACAGTTTATTCACATGAAGCAAGTCACGTTCCAGCATTTGCAGTTGCTTGCAAAATGAGAAACATATTGATTAACTTAACAAAAACTGGTAGTGGCAAATATGTTGGAAGTATCTGTACTAGAGTAAAGTTAGATGAGGTGCACTCATGACCCCATGGATGGAATTAAGAGAAGTTGCATTTATTATGTTCTATGCACTTATTGGCATGTGCTTGCTTTATTGGGTTTATGACAAAATCAAAACAATATATTACGAAAAGGGTTATTGGGCTGGTCGTAATGAAGGATGGCGGGCGAGTATAGAACACCAAGAGCGCATAAGACGCATGAGAAACGACGAGGTATTCGACTATGAAAAGAACTGAAGATTTACTTGATGAAGTCAGAATTACCCTTAGTGACCGAGGTCACATATATGGAAATGCGTCACTCAATCACCGTCGTATATCCGAATTATGGTCGGGTTACTTTGACAGTTACATTTCGCCTGAGCAAGTTGCAATGGCAATGCTGCTCGTCAAGATATCAAGGCTCAGTCAGACCAGCGATCATGAAGACTCATTAAAAGACCTGTTAGGTTATGGCTTGATATATCACCAAATAGTCAGAGAAATGAGAGGTGAGGAAGATGGCATTTGATTTAACAAAATACATGACGGCTGAAGAAAGAATAGAGTTATTTGCAAAAGATAACCCTGATTTTCGCTATCAGGTAGAACATGAATTCCAAAAGGATAGTAACGGTGACACTTGGGTCATTGTGAAGGCTATTTTATGGAGAACAGAGGTCGACCCAAATGCTTGGACCATGGGCTTAGCCGCTGAAAATATGAAGACTCAATTTGCTATAGAAAAGGCAGAAACCTCGGCTTATGCAAGAGCAATAACTAATACAGGTAAGCCGCAATTTAGTACCACTAGAGATGGTGAAAAAGCACCAAGGGCTAACAGGGCTGAAATGGAAAAGGTTGTAGAACAGCAAAAAAACGTTTATGAAAAGAAATTGGAAGAACGCAGATACGGTGCAGCAGGAACTAGATCAGCAGCCGTTGAGGATACTTTAAGGGCTGCCTTTGCTGCCGAAAAGAAAGAGCCTGAGCCAGTTGCTTGGTCTATTGGTGATGCTATTGATGCAATAGGTAGTTCAACACCTAAAGAACCGCCAGCATGTGAGCACGGTCACATTTTAAAACAAGGAATATCAAAGGGTAAGGGTAAACCTTATTATGGATATGTGTGTAAAAAAGGTGTTGCAGAACACGCTAAATGGGCTAAGAGCACCGCAAATGGACATTGGTACTTCGAGGAAAGCGAGGTTGAATAATGGGTTATATTGCATTTATTCAAGGTTCGGGCTGGACTGTTGAACTCGACGACAATGGTGCTCATTTAGTTAAATCCATCATTAAATGTGAGGTGTGTGATGATGATCGAGTATTTAAAGATGGCACATGCTTTAGATGCAATCAGTTAATAAACAGGGTTGACAAGCCTAAAGATGCCTAGATACGATTTCAGGTGCGAGCCATGTGATCTAGAGACAGAACTCGTACTCGCTGTCGAATCACAACTGCCTAAGTGCACTTTATGTGGGGGAACGCTTAAGCGGTTGTGGTCGGCAGTACCAATACATTTTAAAGGTCGTGGCTGGGGTTCTAAGCCTTGAGCCAGCATAGAAAACACAGAGGTTATAGAACTCAAAAGGTAGTAGCAGAGTATTTAAAGACTTGGTATCCGTTCGCCGAATCGACTGGGGCAGGGCGCCAAGGCAGCGATATCCTTGGCGTTCCTTTTGATATAGAGGTCAAAGCAGTAACAAAATTCAGCCCTTTAGCATGGATTAAACAGATTAAAGAGCGTAAATCCGATAAACTATCGTTTATAGTATTGCGCTGCAATGGGCAGGGCGAGAAGGTTGAGGACTATGTTGTCTTGCTGCCTATGGCTAAGTTCATGGAGTTATTAAATGAACGAGCCTAGTAGATGCGATTGCGGTTCTTGGACTTATGACAAAGAGAACTGTAAGGTATGCGCAAAGATCAATGCCCTGAGTGCTTAAAATACAACACTAATACTACAAAATATAACAACGATTACTTTCATGATTGTTTAGATTGCGGTCATGAGTGGAGTGAGGGCTATGGCTGAAGTTGGTTATGATGAGTCTTGGCAGGAACTAGACGACATAAAGTTCATTTGTGTGTGGCGTAAATCACATCTCACATATTGAGACGAAAGGTAAATCTATGCGTAGAAGACTTGACAAGCCCAGTATGCTACTAGCAAGCGACGCGCCTAAAAGCGCGAACGCGAGCCGCCTTAGCGGATTGCTCGCGAGTTCGTGGCTAGTTGCATTAGGGGCAGCCCTATGCTTAATTAGTATTAAGGCGTATTCGAATAAGATTGATTCCGTAAATGACAAAGAAATAGTGCAAATAAGCGTACAGACTTATGCAGCACAACAGATTAAAAGCGGTAAACAATATAGTTGTCTATCTAAGTTATATGGAAAAGAAAGTGCATGGAAGCCTGAAGCAGTAGGCAATTTAAGTGGTACTCATCAGACATATGGAATACCACAATTAAAGAATAAGTTAATGATTAACTTAGACGCATATACTCAAATTGATTACGGACTCAAATATATAAAACACAGATATAAGTTAGATGATAAAGGCTATATCAATGCGTGTAAAGCATGGCATCACTTTAAGACTAAGGGATGGCATTGAGTAAAGACGCATTAGGTAGCGGCAAGTGGAAATTACTCAGATTGCGTGTGCTATCTCGGGATGGGTGGGTGTGCACCTATTGTGGTAAAGACCTGAAGGGTGCAGATGCGACAGTCGATCACATAACTAGTCGCAAGGTAGGTGGCGACATATGGGATATGGACAACTTAACTAGCGCGTGTAAGTCATGCAATAGCCGCAAAGGTAGTCGTTTTTTTAGCAGCGGTTCTAC